ATAGACTTATACACATTTGGAAGGCTTGAAGGAGTAGAAGATATTCAAAAAGATGTAAAGTTTTGCTGTTGTGAATTAGCTGAATTAATATTTGAAAATGAAGCACAGTCAAGAGATACAGGAAATAAGACATCTGAGCGAATTGGGTCCTACTCTGTAGGTTTTTCAAGTAAAGCAGATAGTGAAGAGGCTTTTAAGTCAAAACAGTATGATATTGTGATTAAATGGCTAGGCAACACAGGTCTTTGCTATAGGGGGATGTAATATGTTTAGTAATTCAGATATCACATTGTACTTATGTAATAAAGAGGGCAAACTTGAAAAGTTTACAAGACAGGTAGTTAAAAATGTGTACTGGGAAGATGTAGAACATTCTACATTCATTAAAACAGGGCAAAGAGGTAGTTGTACAGCATTAGTTATGATACCTCTCAGTAGCCTTGGAAAAGCTATTAACTTTACAAAGGGCAAGGATTTAATGGTTAAGGGCGCTATTGATTTTGAGTTTGATAACACTTCTCAGGCTACTATTTCAGAGAGTATAGTAAAGCTAAAGACAAATCACAAAGTATTAACGCTTGTATCAGTAGACGAAAGGTTGTATGGCAGTAAGTCAGTGCAACATTATGAATTGACCGGTAAGTAGGGGGGTGGTAATTTGATTAATGGAAGTTTTAATATACAACCTACAGAATTAATATTAACTCAAAAAGGAATTAATAAGATGGGAGAGGTGCAAAAGGTAGTTGATTCTGAATGTATGAGGTATATGGAACCATATATACCTAAAAGAACAGGGGTATTGATAAACAGTATGTTACTCTCAACTGTCATAGGTTCAGGAGAAATAAATATAAAAACCAAGTATGCACATTATATGCACGAAGGAATAGTTTATGTATCTCCTACAACCGGAAGTCCTTTTGCTAAAAGGAATGAGGTCAAGGTACCTACAACAAGGAAACTTACTTACATAGGTGCACCGATGAGAGGAAGGAAGTTCTTTGATCGCATGAAGGCAGACCACAGAAATGACATTCTAAAAGTGGCGCAAAAAGCGTTGAATGGAGTAATATGACGATTATAGATTTTATGAGAGAGAAAATTACTTCTTACCCTAAGATATCGGAGTTTCTTATAAACAGTGATATTCATATAGATTTTACAGAACCGGAGCCTACTAATTATGGATTGTCCAGCAATGGTGATAGATTACTTAAGGAAGATTTACTGGGGGTTCAAACAAGAAGGCATAACTTTGTTCTGTATGCCATAGGGCAGTCAATTACTGATTACAACAGACTTGCTAACAGTAATTTTCTTTACGAACTTGCTCATTGGCTTGAACATCTTCCGGAAGAAGAGTTTACCATGGATGTTAATGGAAAAGATGTAAAAACTACTTTTATAGAAGCCACTACGGAAAATGCAATGAGCATGGGATTAATGGGTGAAACAATTAATGACGGTATTATGTATCAGATACAGATATATGCTATTTATAAAATAGAAAGTGAGGATTAAGGATGGCAGTAACAGGAAAAATAAAGCGTAAGTTTATGGCTAATTTCATAGACTCAGCTACAAGCGGAACGGCAGCTTATGTAAGGTTAGGAACTGACCTTGAGGAATACAATGTTGAGATGAATGCAAATGTTGAAACTAAAAATAATATTCTTGGAGAAACATCAGTAAGCATAGACAGCTATCAGCCACAAGCTTCAGTAGAACCGTATTATGCGGTTGTGGGAGATCCGCTTTTTGCGAGACTGCAAAAGATTGTAGACGAAAGGCAGACACTTGATGATCTTAAGACAAGTGTTGTAGAAGTTCATCTATGGGAAGATGCGGGTGCAGCGGATACCTATGTGGCATATAAAGAAGATGCAATGATTGAAATATCAAGCTATGGTGGTGATACCACAGGTTATCAAATACCGTTCAATGTACATCTTACAGGAAATAGAGTAAAAGGTAAATTTGTACTTGCAACAAAGACATTTACAGCAGATTAATAAGGGGTATGCAAATGAAAAATTTATCATTTAATGATGGGAAAGAAAGTTTTAAAATTAATAATGATCCTAACAGAGTTATAAGATTTAATCCGGCAGATCCTGAAATTATTAACAGAATATTAGATGTACAGAAAGATTTTAAGGAATACACGATAGACGAAAGTGTAGAACTTAACCCTGACGGCACACCAAAATCAGGGCTTGAAAAAGAAGGGGCGTATGTAGCTGAACTGACAAAAACTATGAGAAAAATTTTCAACGGAATTTTTAATTCTGAGGTATACGATATCATTTTCGATGGACAATCCCCATTTTGTATAGTTGGGCAAAAGTACTTATTTGAAGAAGTTCTTGACGGATTAATAAGCATAATGCAGCCGGCTATTGATCAATATACTAAAGACAGTGATAAGAAGATGGGGGCATATCTAAAGGACATAGAGTAATGATTGGCAAACTACCTACAAATATTATGATAAATGGCAAGGAGTATGATATTGAAACTGATTACAGGAACATACTCTTTGCTTTAGTTGCATTTGAGGATGCCGATCTAAGTGATTCAGAAAAGCTCTATATTCTAATGCGTAGAATTTTGAGATCTAATCTTGATTTAATATCAAATGATGAGCTTGAATATGCTCTAATAGAAGTTAAGAAGTTCATTAATTGTGGGGGAAATGAAGGTAAAAAAGGTATTTCAAAAAAGCTTATTGATTGGGAGCAGGATGAAACACTTATATTTTCGGCAATAAACAAGATAGCAGGAAAAGAAATCAGACACATAGACTATATGCATTGGTGGACCTTTATGGGATACTTTATGGAAATAGAAGAGGGTATTTTTTCCACCGTACTCGGCATTAGGCAAAAAAGGGCTAAGGGCAAGAAACTTGAGAAATGGGAACAAGAGTTTTATGCAAATAATAAGGATATGTGTGTTATAAAAACTAAGTATACGCAAGAGGAACAAGAAGAAATAGATAGATTAAATAAGTTGTTAGGATAGGTTAATAGCCTATCCTTTACTTTTTGAAAGGAGAATTAATGGCAGCTGACGGAAGTCTTAAGTTTGATACAAAAATCAATACTGACGGATTTGAAAAAGGAGTAAGTTCTATAAAAAGAGCAGGAAAAGCTTGTTCTGCTGCAATAGAAAATACCGGAAGAAGTATTGAGAGTGCATTTAATAAGTCTACATCAATATCAACTTTAGAAAGCCAGATATCACAAACAAAAAGTCAAATAGCTGCCCTTACTGCTGAACTAAATAGATTAGGGAGTGAAAAAATACCTACAGAGGACTTCAAATGGTATTCAGATGCTATTGATAAGGCAGAAAAGAAATTAGAGAGCTTAATAAATAGACAAGAAAAAATGGAAGCTATCGGCACAAGTAAACAATCATCATCTTGGAAAAGTTTGCAATATGATATAGAGCAAACTAGCCGAATGCTTGAAACATATAAAAATGAAGTAGAGTGGCTTAGTGAAAAAGAAAAGTATACAAGCGGAAAAGATACAACACAGTATCAACAAAAAGCTGCAGCTTTAGAAGTATTGAATTCTAAATTTGCCACTCAAAAAGAAAAATTAGAAGTAATAAAAACAAAAGAGGCGGAAGCAGCCCAGGAAGCAGAAAAACTTAAAACAATAGGTGCAAATGCAGAAATAGGCAATCTTAAAATAGCTAGACTTTCAAAAATGTTGGAAAGGTTAAATGCGAGACAAAATGAATTAAAATCTGCAGGAGTAGGTCAAGGTTATGCGGAATTTGATAGAAATACTCAAAAAATAGCTTATATAAATAGTAAATTAGACGAGTATAAAAAACAAATAACAGGAAGTGCTGAAAAAACATCAAAGTTCGGTAATACTGCCAAAGTTGCTATGAGTATTGCGAAAAAAGCGGTATTAGGCTTAATATCAGGAGTAAAGGCATTGGGTTCATCTCTTGCAAAGGCAGCAGGGAATGGGATAAAAAACCTGACTTCAAAACTAAAAGGGCTTCATAAAAGTGCAGGAAGTGCGGGTAATGGTATTTTTAAATTATCCAATATGTTCAAACTTATGCTTATAAGAATGGCTATGAGAGGAGTTATACAAGGAGTAAAGGAAGGATTGCAAAATCTTTCGCAGTATTCTTCAGAAACTCAAGCATCGATATCAAGTTTGATGAACTCAATGGGATATCTTAAGAATAGTTTTGCTGCTGCTTTTGCACCCATTCTTAGTGCGGTAGTACCGGCTCTAAACGCATTAATAAATGTAATTGCAACCGCCCTTAATTATGTAAATCAATTCTTTTCGGCTCTTGGAGGAAGTGCAACATTTATAAAAGCAAAGAAAACTAATGATAGCTATGCAAAAAGCTTGGGGGGTACAGGTGGTGCTGCTAAAAAAGCAGGTAAAGAAGTCAAAAAAATAATTGCGCCCTTTGATGAGCTTGTACAACTTCAAAAAGATTCAGCAAAAGAAAGCGGTTCAGGTGGTGGTGGCGGCGGTGGCGGAGCTGCCCCTAATGGTCTATTTGAAACAGCTGCTATTGACAAAGGGATAGGAGACTTTGCAAAAAAGATAAAAGAGCTATTTAAAGCCGGGGACTGGGAAGGGCTGGGAAAGTTCTTAGGAGAAGCAATAAACAAAGCAGTACAGGATTTCACAAAGTTTATTAGTTGGGATAACTTAGGAGCAAAGATAACTGAAGTAGTTACTGCATTTACAACTCTTTTCAACTCTCTTGTAGCAACTATAGATTGGTACGCAATTGGGAATATGTTTGCTACAGGTATAAACACCATAGCAATGACTCTGTATTTACTACTAACTCAAATAGATTGGTTACAACTGGGGGCTGCTTTTGCAACAGGTCTTAACGGACTTATACAAAATGTTCAATGGGATTTGATTGGAAAAACTATAGGTGCTTATTTTCAAGCACAGATAGCGATGCTTTTTGGTTTTATAGAAGGTTTTGATTGGGCTGGACTTGGAATAGCTTTAGCTACAGCATTAAACGGAATTATATCTGAAATAAATTGGACCATGCTTGCGACTGCAATAGGAGACGGAATAAACGGAGTTCTTAAAACCCTTACTAACTTTATAAAAACATTTGAATGGTCCGAATTAAGTCAATCTATTGCAGGAGGTCTTAATTTAGTCATAGCTTCAATAGAGTGGGCAAAGCTGGGAACTTTACTTGCTGAAGGATTAAATACAGCATTTAATTTTATTAAAGATCTGGCTTTAACTTTTGACTGGACAGGATTTGGTGCATCACTTGGAGAAAGTATAAACTCATTTGCAGAAAATTTTGACTGGACATCTTTTGCTGCTATATCAACCTTAATTATAGGTTTGTTGGACAGTTTAATTGCATTCATAGCGGAAGTAGACTGGTTTAAGCTGGGGGACAGCGTAACTACAGCTTTAGTAAGCATTAATTGGGCTGGTATGGTGAGTAAATTGTATGAAGTTATAGGTGTAGCCTTGGGTGGTTTTGCAGCATTTATAGGTGGTTTATTGGCTCAAGGAGTAAGGGCATCTATAGACTTTTTTAAAGGCGAGACAGAAGCGTGTGGTGGAAATGTTGTAAAGGGCATCTTTAGCGGAATCATAAAGATAATTGCCGGAGTGTATAAGTGGATATGGGATAATATGGCAAAACCTTTTCTTAACGGTCTTGGAAAAGCATTCGGTATAAATAATTTGGTACAAACACTTGGCGATATAGCTAAAAATTTATGGGATGGTTTTTGTAAAGGGATAAAAGAGTTGTTCTCAAATCCTATTGGTTTTATAAAGGAAAACATAACAGATCCCTTTATAAATGGAATAAAAGGGCTGTTAGGTATTCATAGTCCGTCTACAGTTATGTCTGAGATGGGAGGATATACTGTAGATGGTTTCAATGAAGGCGTGAAAAATAAGAAAAGTAACGCCCAGACAGTAATAACAGACTGGGCGAGCGGTGTGGTATCGTGGTTTTCTAGTAAACTTGGTATATCAGGAGGGAATTCTACAGAATCAGAAAAATGGGCTAACAGTACCATGGATGGATTTAATAATTCTGTGACTGCTAAACAAAAGAATTCTCAAGGTATTATGGAAGGATGGGCTTCTAATATTAGAAACTGGTTTATAGGTTCAGGAGATAACAAGGGTATCAATGCTACTTCATGGACTAAATTTGCCGGTGATATTATAAAAGCTTTTGGCAACAAAATAAGCTCCAGTTATCAGGAAAACAAGTCAAGTGTTGAGAAGTGGGCGGATGATACAAGAAAGTGGTTTGTAGGAGACGGCAATACTAAAGGAGTAAATGAAGCCTCCTGGACTAAGTTTGCTGAAAATATCCTTAGCGCCTTTAAGAATAAGATAAATACAAGCAATCAGGATGTAAAAACGCCTATGGAAACTTGGGCAAAAGGAGTAAGAGAGTGGTTCTGGGGAGATGGCAATACCACAGGAGAAACAGGTTTATATAAAAGTTTTTATGATATGGCAAAAAGGATAAATGAAGGTTTTGCCAAAGGAATCAATACATTTGCACATCTTGCTAAGAATGCAATAAGAACATGGGCAGCTGAGTTAAGTGCAGAAGCCAAATCAGAACTTGATATACATTCCCCTTCAAGAGTATTTATGAAAATAGCCGGTTTTGTTGTAGAAGGTTTTAACGAGGGATTACAAGACAAAGCGGATACTTCGAAGATATTTATAGAAAAATGGCTTGAAGGTATACAAGGTCTAACAGACAAGATAAATATAAATATTCCTGTAGGTTTTGATATTCCAAATTCGAAAGACTACTTTCCTGATGTTGCACTTGGAAAAGTTATTCCTCCAAGAGCAGGTGAAATGTTCTTAAGGTCTTCATACAGTGAAACAGATAATACGGAAAATATACTGGAAAGATTGAATGATGTGATAAATAAGCTTGACACAGAAAGACCTATACAGATTGTACTTAATTGTAAAGGAAGTATGTCAAGTCTTGTAAGAGAATTAAAACCTGAACTTGATAAGGAGAATACAAGGCAAGGTATTAGTCTTGTGGTAGTAGGAGGATCGTAATGCAGAATATTTTCAGCCTTAACGGTGTTAAATACAACATAAACATACTAGAGCTTAAAAGAAAGTTTGCTGTAACTGATACGGAAAATTCAGGAAGAGTGGCAGACTATAGTATGCATAGGGACATAATAGGTACTTTTTATAACTATACATTGAAAGTAGCACCTTTTGAAAATGATATGAAATCTTACAATGATTTTTATGAGGCTATATCAAATCCAAATAATAGTAAACATAATATTGTTTTACCTTTCGGAGATGGAACATTAAGTTTTACAGCCTATGTAACGCAGGGTGAGGACAATTTAAAGATAAGAAAAGGTAAAAATATATGGGGTTATGACGGATTGTCAATAAATTTTATAGCAATTGAGCCACAAAGGAGAAGATAATGAGATGGGATATACAAACAGAGACGAATAATCAAAAACCATATTCTACTCTTGATACTTTATTTGGTGCTGAGAATTCTATGCAGGGATTTGCGTATTGTCTGCCACGATATTCTAAGTTAAATGGAGATTACACGAACGCACCGGATAGTATACCTTACGGGCTTAGTGGGTATATCAGCAGCAGTTTATCAGATAACAATTGCAATTTTGCCGATGTACCGACAATTACTGTTAGGTATGACAGGTTAAAGACAAGTAACGGTATACAGCTCAGATTTAACCTTTTATCGGGTGACTATGCAAAGAAGATAAAAATAAGTTGGTTTAAGGATGGCGCAATCATAAAGAATGCAGAATACAATCCAACAACATTAGAATATTTTTGTGCGGCTAAAGTAAAGCTTTTTGACACTGTAAAAATTGAGTTTTTGCAGACAAGCAAGCCTTATAGATATGTATGGCTGTCCGCTATC